AGGGGAAGTACAATGGTTCACTATGCGCATCGCCCCAGACCTCCATGGGAGAGGTCTATTGATCGCATGTTTATATCTCGTTAATACTCACTTAGGTTACTGTCCGCAAGATAACGCACTGGCGCGTGTTTCCACAAGAAGCCAGTGAATCTTCGGTTGGAGCCGGTTATCTATCCCAGCACGAACAATACCATATGAATACCCCTAGAGACATACTTCATCTACTCAGCAGGTGGTTTTGGTTTGGCAACCATATTATACAACAGTGGTTCACCTCCACGGCGGCGCAACTCAATCTGTTTAGGTGGGGCATCATCTGCCTCACCAGTGTAATGTACAGGAAAGGGGTCCATGCCACTAGTTGAAAGTAGCGTTAAACCCCCGGTGTTACCAAGACCTGAAAACTCGTAAGTAATCGTAAACACGAGAGTACAAGGAATCTGAACGCCAGGGCTATAAACACCTCTGATGAGAAAGCTTCCAGCAACGGAGCGATCAAAATCATCGGTGGTAGCCGCGACGGTCACATTGCAACTATACCATTTCCGGCTAGTTACGCGTCCTTGGGACATGACATGAGTGTAACTCTGGCATAAAGCACGGGTTTGAGTATTTTGCTCCCGTAGAATTATGCTATCCTTTGTTGCATCACCGCCAAGTTCCCAAGAGGTCATGAGTTCTGGATTGGTGCAGAAAGCTGTCTGAATGGAACCCTGTATTTGGGATCCACCAGTGGGTACAACTTCAACTTTCGCACTCAGAATCCTATAAAACTCATAAGCACCAGCAAGTCCTGTGACCGAAGGGTTAACAGTATTGCCGTTCATAGGGTCAAGAACAGCTTGAAACCTATGAATACCAGAAGGACTGGTAGTGCCAAGTCCGAGAGCCTTGGTCGAGGTGACTCTACAGACCATTGAACCCGCGCCTTGCATGCGTGTTCGATTACGGGCCACTGTGGCCTTCTGATTATTGCGATTCATATCTTCAACAGCGGGTGATAGGGTGTGACGTCTCCAAACATCAGCGGGGTGCGTGCAGAAAAGTCAATGGGTTTGCAGAGAGACTCCAACTCAATCTGCTCATCTGGTAGCATGCCGAATGCTAACCAGAAGGAATACCTTGACTCATCAGTGATCACTTCAGCACACTTCATCCCTCGTGTGTTGTAGTGGAAACCAACTCGCTTGATATTCTGACCCAATGTCTTATCTTCAACGCCCCCCAGCTTGCTGTAGAAGTGGTGCCAGTATGGCACCCCTGCAGTCAAACTGCGCCCACCACTGGAGATGGCTGCACGCCATCTGTTAAAATCTAACTCCTTGTCCCAAGAAAGCAACGACACCATGTCCTTAGATGTAGCGGTGTATGGGTTGCGCACCATGCGCCAACCATCACCCGTCATCACAGGCTGAGTTTGGCAAAACTGTATCTTCTCAAAATCGCTGACCACTGCGTCGTGCGTGAGTTTAAATCCAAACTCCAACGCCCACGCATCCAAGCCGTCAAACTTGGTAATGTCCTTGCGAGAACAGAAGATAATACAGTCATCACCGTTGTTACTCAATCGTGCAGAGACTTTGGCTTCATGGAAGTAGCCAATGACCATGCAGATCATGATTATGATGTTTCCGAGACTAGTGTTGATATCACCAGACATGCGGCAACCATCAACAGTGTAGGTCAGCTTGCTGCCAGCCGCATAACCCACTCCGTTGTTGGTCAATTGCCACCGCAATAGCTTAGCTAATTCAGGGTCCTTGAACATGATGTTGTAGAACCCGTGCTCAAACTTCAATGCATCCTGGCTGACATGTTGGTCAAACCGAGAAGCATCAATGCCTATAGCAACAGGATCGTCAAACTCATCCCAGTTTTCCCTGAGCTGCTTGGCCATGTCGGCAGCATTGAGGCCCTTACATGCAACCTGATATCCAAAGGTTGCAGTAAAGCCTTCCATGACGCACTTCTCAAAAGGCTTCAAGTACCGCCCCAAGCTTAGAGTAAAGCGAGGGTCACGAGGTTGAACCGCCCGAGGTGCGGGATCAGGCTTGGCTGAGAAGTTTACCTTCTCAGCCTTTACAAATACCTTGACAGTAGCGTCTCTTTTTGTTACCCCCGATGATTGGAGGGAGAGAGCGGCCCGCTCATAGATAGCACGCTTGCGAGGGTCACGGTACAATGAAGGATAATCTTCAATGTCCACGACCTTGGATAAACACGTGTTTCTAAGAACGGCAGACCTGATAGGTCTTAATCGATCAAAGGCACCAGCAATTGGCCTGACAGGAGGTGTGAGTTCACCGTCCACTGAGGTGTATAATACACGCTCAACCACAGCTCGGCTTAAATTTACAAGAGACGGATTGTGCACGCCATAGTTAGCTGATCCAACATAGCCATCCAGTACGCGCACGACCCGCTCACCCTCATCCTTCCGTACCCCACTTACCCTACTGATAGTGATCCCTGGACACTTAGTCTGGTCAATCTTCGTGTCCACACCAGCAAGGAAAGCAGGGCGACCCTAAGCTGCACACTTGGTGCGCAGCCTACCCTGCTGCTTCTTCTTAGCAGCAGAGTACCGGATCTGGCTTGCCAGAATCTCAGACCCGGTAGGGACGAAATAGAGTTCGACAGCCACAACTGCCTGAGCCGCCACATGGGACTTCCGCATACCCATGCGGGTCATCTCCTCACGGATGACACGTCCAATCACCAGCCTGTTGGCCTCAGTCTCCCTGAGGACACCAACACGTGCCTTTGCGCAGCGTATAGCTCGCATCTGACACTGCTGAGCAGTGGCCCAAGTGGGCTTGTCCTTGGCATCAGCTTCTTCATCAAGTTCAAGGATGTCATCCATCTCATCGACGTGATCGTCAACGTACTCTTGCACACGCTGTTCGACCTCGTCGTCCTTGTTCCATCGCTTGAAAAAGCGTATAGCCGCAACTGACCCGAGGGTGAGCACGGGCAGAGTGGAGAATATGATTTTACCAATCATAGTGTACGATAAACGTATTGATCTGCT